AAATATTCAGCAAAGTAGAAGCAATTTAACAAAGCAAGGTAAAAATGTAGATAAAAAACTTTACAACTCTTTAGATAAAGAAATTGAAGTAGGTGCGAATAGTTTTAGAATGGCTTTTTTAATGGAAGATTACGGAACGTTTCAAGATAAAGGAGTAAGCGGAACTAAAAAGAAATACGACACACCATTTAGTTATAAAAGCAAAAGACCGCCTTTGAAACCTATACAAGATTGGGTTACAAAAAGAAGATTTCAATTTCGTAACAAAGAAACTGGTAAATTTATGAGTTATAAATCAACTGCTTTTTTAATTACAAGAGGAATTTTTAAGAATGGTATTAAACCGAGTTTATTTTTTACAAAACCATTTGAGAAAGCATTTGAACGTTTACCTGATGAATTAGTAGAAGCATACGGATTAGACGTAGAACAATTTTTACAATATACAATTAATAAGAAATGAAAAAAATATTTATTAGAAGTCCGTATTTTATTGAAGTTGATGAGGTCGGTCAAACTTCCGCAAAGATTGAGGTTTTTTTATGGAACAAAGGAACAACTGAACCTACAACTCCAAACTATACTTTAACTAAAGCAGTACCAAGTCCAACGCAAACGGCTATTGCTTGGAATGTTTCAAACTTTGCAATTGAATTTATAAAACCAATTTCACCAGTTATCGTATCAGTTCCTACAGAGGAAAATGTAAACACGTGGTGTTATATGAAAGTAGTACGTTATTCAGATGATATTGAGTTAGATGATGAAACGTTTATATGTTTGAATGGATATACTAACTATTCAGGTGGCTATAATCAATTTAATGATGCTGATGTAGTTCTGCTTTTTAATAATTCGATTAAAAGTTATGTTAAGGATTTTGATACAAATTATGTTAATATATTTTTTGAAGCTGGTACTTATGATACTTCTTTCGATTTTCTAAATATTACAGAGGCTGCTGTATGGAAATATCCAATACTACAAGCGAGTGAATATGTGGATAGTGATTTAGGTGTATATAATTTTTATGCGGAAGAATTATGCGAACCAAAATACACACCGATAGTTTGTAAATTTATTAATCGTTTTGGAGGTTGGCAGTTCCTTACTTTCTTTAAAGCGAATCAGCAAGGCATAGATGTAAAATCAAAAGACTATAACCTATTACCTTCATCAATAGATTACAATCCGTTACAAGGACAAAAGCAACGATTTAATTTTCAAGGTACGCAAAAGATAAAATGTAATACAGGTTGGGTTGATGAAAATTACAATGAGTTAATTCAGGATTTAATGTTAAGCGAAGTTGTTTTATTAGACAATAAACCAGCAGTAGTTAAGAGTCAAAGTTTTGATATTAAAACGCATTTAAAAGATAAAAATATAAATTACGAGGTTGAGTTTGAATACAACTACGGACTAATAAACGATGTAATATAATGGTGGCTTTATATATTTACATAGATGGAATAGCAAAAAGAATTGAGTTATTTGACGATGAAAAAATAAGCGTTACTTCATCTATTCAAAATATTAACGATATATCAAAAATTTTTACTGATTACTCTCAATCTTTTAAAATTCCAGCGAGTAAAAGCAATAACGAAACTTTTAAGCATTGGTATGAGAATAGTTTAGACAACGCATATGACCAACGTATTAGATACAACGGATATATTGAAATTGATACGCAAACATTTAGAAGTGGGAAATGGCAGTTAGAAAGTGCAAGCGTAAAAGATAACAAAATTGAAGATTATAAAATTACTTTTTATGGAGAATTAAAATCATTTAGCGATAAATTTGGAGATGAAAAATTAAAAGATGTTAAAGAATTAAACGATTACACTATTTCGTATAGTGGAGCAGTAGTTGAAGAATTAGTTACAACGCCTTTAAGTTCTTCACAAACTAATGTAATGTTTCCATTAATAAGTAGTAAACGTACGTGGTCAAGTGGTGACCCCGAAGCACCAACATCAAGTAGTTACCCAATTGTTTACAATGAGTTGTTTCCAGCAATTAAATTGCCTTTAATATTTAATGCGTTTGAAACAAGATACAATGTAAACTTTAATGGTGTATTTTTAAACGATGAACGTTTTACAAAAGCATATTTGTGGCTTAAAAATAATGAAGCTGAAACGTACACAATGACCAATGCTGAAACAAGAATTGAAATACAAGCGACGGAAAACGATGGTAATTTTTATGCTGATGCTACAAATAACACAGTTACAGCAGTAGGTTTTCAAAGAAGCGGAACATTTACTGTTAACGTTACAAGTACGCTGAATTACAATATGACACTAACTGTATATAAAGATGGTGTTTTTTTTGGTTCAATTCAAGGTGTAACCAATTCAATTAGCTATACTTTAGGAGCGCAAACTGGAACTGGAGTATTTTATTTTACAATAAAAAAAGCATTCACTTCAGCTTCTCCTACTTTTAATTATACCTATACTGCAACTAAATATATTATTAGCAATCCAAGACAACCAACAGATGGATTGCAAACAACATATACTGATAGTGGTTCAATTTTTATGAATAACTTAATGGATTTGTGTGTTATTGCACCCGATATGAAAGTAAGTGATTTCTTTACAGGTGTTTTAAAGATGTTTAATTTAACTTGTTATAGTGAAGATGGTTTTAATTTCACTATTGAGCAGTTAGAAAATTGGTATTTTTTAGGAGATATAAAAGATTTTAGCGGTTATACAACTACTGATGTTGAATATCAAAGAGTTAAACAATATAAGAAAATAGATTTTAAATATCAAAAAAATGAAAGCGTTTTAAATAGAACTTTTTACGACAGAAATGCAAGAGAGTACGGAGATTTAAATTATGCTTTTAATAACGATGGAAGCGACTACACAATTCAATTGCCATTTGAAAATATATTGTTTAACAATTGGAATAATAATACTACTTCGACTGGTTTCCCACAAGTTGCTTATGCATTTAAACCAGATTTAAAACCATTTAAACCAAAAGGAGTTATTTTGTATTTTACTGGTGGTCAATCTTTTAGTGTTGATTGGCATTTTAGCGATGGTAGTGGGAGTAATGATTTTAATTTTGCAAATATTTTCGGTTCTGATGTAAACATAAACAGAACAGAAAGAAATAGTTTAAATTGGGGTGTTGAAATAAGTACGATATATTTTGAAAACATTTATAGAACTTTATTTGCAAACAATTATTTAGCATATTTAAATAATCTTTATTCTTTAAAATCAAGAATGGTAAAAGTTAAAATGCGTTTGCCTTATAATGAATTATTAAATTTAAGGTTAAACGACAGAATTGTAATTCGTGATAAAAGATATATCATTAATCAATACACAACTGATTTAACAACTTTTGAAAGTGACTTTGAATTAATAGAAGATTTTAGAAGTATTAATTATGATAATAGCAGTTTATTAAAAGTTTCAAATGAAGCACAAACATTAAGATTTAACACAACATCAAAAGAGCCTTTAACGTGGACTATACAATCAGACCCTGAAGGGTTAATTGAAGAAGTTAAAAATGAGCCTACTTTTGTTCAAGTTGATTTATACGAAAACACAACAGGAGAAGTTCAAATAATAACCTTACAAAGTAATTTAAACGATGTAATAATAATTGAAATAGATGCTTAAACTAATTATCGAAATGCTTGAGTTCCAAAAGTTGGGAACAAGCGAAAGCGTAGACATCGCAAAAGGAAAATATAAAATACCAAGTAACCTTCAAGAATTTAAAAACCAAGTCAAATGGCAATTACAAAAACGATAGAAATTGATGTTAACACGCTCCAAGCAGTAGGCGGTTTAGATAATTTAGATAAGGCACTAAAGAAAGTTGATAATTCAGTTAAAAGCGTTGATGCGTCTTTTGAAGAGGTTTACGGAGATTTAAAACCTTTAACTGCTCGAATGGGTGAAGCAGAAGATAGGCTTTACGAATTAGCTTTAGCAGGTCAATCAGCAAGTCAGGAGTATAAAGATTTACTTGCTTCTGTTGGTAATTATCGTAAAGTGCAAATGCAAACCGATATGGTTGTCGATGCAGCAGCTACGACATTTGACACAAAGTTAGGCGGTGCGTTACAAGGTGCTACTTCTGCTTTTGCAGGTGTACAAGGTGCAATGGCTTTAACAGGAGGACAAAGTGAGGAACTTGAAAAAGCACTTTTAAAAGTTCAGGGAGCTATGGCACTTGCTGAAGGGGTACGTGGTGTACGTGAGGGTGCAGTTGCATTTAAAGCATTAAGTTCGTCGGCTCAAAAATTTACAATAGTTCAAAAAGCGATTACTGCTGGTCAATGGTTATGGAATACTGCTATGGCTGCAAATCCAATAGGGGCAATTATAGCGGCTGTTGTTGCTCTTATTGCAGCGGGTGTAGCTTTAACAAATTACTTTATGGAAAATTCAAAGGCTGCTAAAGCAAACGCTGCAGCTGTTGAATTAAATAGAGTTGCACTTGAAAAGCAAAGTAAGACTTTAGAAAGTAATTCAGATGCATTTGATAAAAAGCAAAAGCAAGAATTAGCGATGGCAAAAGCAAGCGGAATGAGTGTAGAAGCTATTCGTAAACTTGAATTAAAATTAGCTGATGAAAAAATAGCTTACGAGAAATCACAAAGAGCAATTGCGGAAAACACTTATGAAAAAGAGCAAAATATTTTAGCAAGTTTAAGAGCATCAGGTGCTGATGATGATGTTATTAAAAAGCAAATTGAAAATAGAAACGAAGCTGTTAAGCAATACAACAAACAAAACCAAGATGTTAAAAAAGCACTTGATGAAAAAGCTGATATTCAAAATAGACATTTAGTTGAAATAAAAACCGCTGAAACTTCAAGTGCAAAAGATAAATCAGCAAAAGATAAAGAGCGTAGACAAAAGGAAATTGATGACCAAAAAAAGCAATACGAAGATGCAAAGAAAATAGCAGAAGACGCAAAAATTCAAAATGAAAACGCTGGTAAAACTGAACTTGAATTATTAGAAGATAAATTCAAAAAGGAAAAAGCAATTTTAGAAAAAAATAAAATTGACACAAACGAGCTTGAAATAAAATATTGGAATGAAAGAAACGGAATTCTTTTAAAACAACAGGAAGAAGAGAAAAAAGTTAAAGACAAAGAAAAAGAAGATAAGTTAAAAGAGGATGAAGATAAAAGATTAAAAGACCAAGAACAACTTTATAAAGATTTAGAGCTTAAAAAAGAATTTGATTTATTATCATTTGAAGAGCAAAGAAATTTATTAACAGAAAGAGAAAATACAATTACAAATGACCAAACTTTAACAGAAGAGCAAAGAACAACTTTAAAACAGCAATATGCAGATGCTAGAATAAAGATTGATGAATTAGAAGCGCAGGCGAAAGCTAAAATGGTGGCGGCTATCGGTCAAACACTTGCAACGGCATCTGAACTATTAGGAAAAAACACGGTTGCTGGTAAGGCTATGGCTATTGCAGCTACAACAGTTGATACTTTACAATCTTCAATATCGGCATATAAAGGTATGGTAGCTGCTATACCTGGCCCTGTTGGTATTGCTGCGGGTGCCGTTGCTGCTGCAGGTTCAATTGCTACAGGTTTAGCAACTGTTAAAAAGATAGTTTCTGTTAAAGTTCCTGGCGGGGGCGGTGGCGGTTCTGCCCCTTCAATAAGTGCGAGTTCTGTTGGTACTCCTGCTCCTGCACCAAGTTTCAACGTTGTAGGTAATAGCGGTGTAAATCAAATTGCTCAAACTTTAGGAAATCAGCAACCTGTTCAGGCGTATGTAGTAGCAAACAATGTAACAACTGCTCAAAGTTTAGATAGGAATATAGTTCAAAACGCAAGTTTAGGTTAAGCTTATAGCCTTAAAATAAAAATAAAAATTAAGGTTATAGACTTAAAACAAAAAAGCCACTCGTTAAGGGTGGCTTTAATAACTAAAAAATTTAAACTATGAAAAAATCAAAGTACAAATATAACAAAAATTATTAATTGTTGTTTTTAAATAAATAAAATTATGAATTTAATTGAATTAATTATAGACGATAAAGACGAGTTAAGCGGTGTTGATGCTATTTCAGTGGTTTCAACTCCTGCAATCGAATCTAATTTCGTAGCGTTAAAGTCAGAAGAAATTAAGCTTGCGGAAGTAAGTAAAGAAAAACGAATTCTTATGGGTGCTGTTTTAATTCCTGAAAAACCAATTTACCGACGCAATGGAGAAGATGAGTATTACATATACTTTTCAAAAGATACCGTTAACAAAGCGAGTCAATTATTCTTTAAAAATGGTAATCAGAACAATTGGACTTTAGAACACGGAAAAGAAATCAAAGGTCTAACTGTTGTTGAAAGTTGGATTGTAGAAGATACGCAAAAAGATAAATCAGCAATTTATAATTTAAGCGTTCCTGTTGGTACTTGGATGGCTTCGGTAAAAGTTGAAGACGATAACATTTGGAATGACTATGTTAAAACAGGAAAAGTAAAAGGATTTTCTTTAGAGGGTTATTTTGCTGATAAGTTAGAAGAGAAAAAGCAGTTAAGTAAACAACAAAATGATGATGATGTTTTAATTGAAAAAATAAAACAATTATTAAAATGAGTACAATATTAAATACAGCTTATAAAGTACAAACTGATTTAATAGAAACTGAAACAGGTTTAAATATTGAAGATGGTACGCTTGTTACAGTTAATGGTGTTTTAAAACATCAATATAACGGACAAAGTAACGAGGTTGCTTATAAACCTGCATACATAAATTATTTTGATTTTTCTTCAAATTATATAACAGATATAACTGCTATAAATACTTGGGTTAAATTAAACGCTGATACTACTTCTATATTTTCAAGAGATGGTTTAGTACATACAGATAATAAAGTAACCAATACGGGAACTTCTAAAGTATTTAAAGCTGAAAGTATTATAAGTGTATCCGCTGGAAGTAATCAAACTATTCACGCTGCTTTTTTTAAAAATGGAGTATTACACCCTTGTAGTGAACAAAGTGCAATTACAAGCGGAAGTAATAGAATACAAGCTATACCTTTTCAGTGTTTAATTGAATTAAATACAAATGATTATATAGAAGTTTGGGTTAAAAACCAAACACATACAACTGATATAACTTTAGATAATGTAAACGTAATAATAACAGAAATATGAAAACAAAAAGTAAAACAAGTCCAACGGGAGGTAAGCGTGGTTGTCTATGTGATGATGACACTTATAGTAAAGAATGTTGCAATGGTGATTTACAAAATCAAGGCATTGGTAAAACAAGCGGAGTTGATAACGTAACTATTACAGAAAACAACGGAGTAAGAGTAATAACAAGAGTAAACGGATAAACAATGACACCACAAGAAAAACAAGTATTCAGTAAATTATTCCCTAAAACGGAATTGGGAACGCATAAAGTAGATTTATCATCAATTAAAATTTTAGAAGATGATGATGTAAGAATGAAAAAAGGATTAGATAAATTAAAATCATTAAGAGCAGAAATGAAAAAAACTTATTTAGATGCTATTGATGGTGCTAATACTAATTATGGAAATTTTAAACAAAAAGCAAAAGAGTTAGGTTTAAATCCAGAAGATTTTCCATTAGTTAAAAGTTTTACAGACAGACAAAGAAATTTAGATGATGCTTTTTATTCACCAAATAAATTATAAAATACAACAACATTAAACAAACCTTGTTTTTAAATAAATATTATTAATATGTCAAACGTACTAACAGAAATCAAAAAGCTTTTAGGGATGCAAATCCAATTAGAGCAAATGACTTTAGACAATGGGACTGTTATCGAAGCTGAAATCTTTGAAGCAGGGCAACCAGTGTTTATAGTTAATGGTGAAGATAGAGTTGCCTTGCCAGTAGGCGAGTATATTCTTGATAACGGAATGATTTTAGTTGTTGCAGTTGAGGGTGAAATTGCTGAAATCAAAGAACCTGCACCAACAGAGGAGGAAGCTCCAGAAGTTGAAGTAGAAGTTGAACAAGCTGCTGAACCTACTGCACCTAAAAAAGTAATCGAGTCAACAGTTAAAGAATCACATTTTTCAAAAGAAGATGTAGATGCTTTAAAGTCTGAAATCGAAAATCTTAAAACAGAATTAGCATCTATGAAAAGTGTTGAAACTTTTGAAGAAAAAGTAGAATTAACTGCTCAACCTTTAACACACAATCCTGATGCAAGACCAAATGTTGAAAAAATCTTATACTCACAAAATAGAGTTATGACAACTTTCGACAAAGTAATGAGTAAAATTGCTAACTAAATAAATTAATAAAAAAAATGCCAACTACAACAAGTATTACAACAACCTATGCAGGTGAGTTTTCAAAGAAATACATATCTGCAGCATTATTATCAGCTCCTACTATCGACAACGGTGGGATTGAAGTAATGCCAAACGTAAAGTACAAATCAGTTATTCAACGTTTAGCAACGGATGCAATCGTTAAAAACGCTACTTGTGCTTTTGACCCAACATCAACAGTTACTTTAACTGAAAGAGTAATTACTCCAGAGGAGTTTCAAGTAAATTTAGAATTATGTAAAAAAGATTTTGCAAGTACATGGCAAAGCATTGAAATGGGAATGTCTGCTTTTGGAGATTTACCAAAATCTTTTGCTGATTATTTAATAGGACACGTTTCAGCTAAGGTTGCTGAATCAATGGAGATTTCAATTTGGAGAGGTGCTAACGCTACTGCAGGGCAATTTGATGGATTTGTGCCTTTAGCTACTGCTGATGCAACTGTAGTTGATGTAGTAGGTACAACTGTTACTGCTGCAAATGTTATCACAGAATTAGGAAAAGTAGTTGATGCTATTCCTGCTGCACTTTACGGAAAAGAAGATTTATATATCTACGTTTCTCAAAATGTTGCAAGAGCTTATGTAAGAGCATTAGGTGGATTCGGAGCGTCAGGTTTAGGTGCTAATGGTACTAATGCACAGGGTACTCAATGGTTTAACAATGGTTCATTATCTTTTGATGGTGTTAAAATTTTTGTTGCAAACGGATTAGCTAACAACTTTATGATGGCTGCTCAAAAATCAAACTTATACTTCGGTACAGGTTTACTTAATGATATGAATGAGGTTAGATTAATTGACCAAGCAGAAGTTACAGGAGCGCAAACTGTAAATGTAATCATGAGATTTACTGCAGGTGTTCAATATGGTATCGGTTCTGAAATCGTATTATATACTCCAGCGTAATTAATTTAATATTAACTTTAAGAAGGGGAGGTAAAATGCCTTCCCTTTTTTTATAAAACAAATATATACTATGGCTTGTGATTTAACATACGGCAGAAAAGAAGTTTGTAAAGATTCAGTAGGTGGCTTAAAAGCGGTTTATTTCGTGAATTATGGCGATGCTACAGGATATACATACGACGTAACAAATACAGATGTAATTGATGCGGTTGCAGGTACTCCGACTGCATACAAATACGAGTTAAAAGGTGCAAGTACCTTTACTCAAAACGTGAATAGCTCACGTGAAAATGGAACTACTTTTTGGGAGCAAGTTTTAGAATTGACTTTCAAAAAATTAACTGTTAAAGACCATAAAGAATTAAAGCTTATGGCTTATGGTAGACCGCAAGTTATCGTAGAAGATAACAACGGTAATTTCTTTTATGCAGGTTTAGAGCATGGTTGCGATGTAACAGGTGGTACTATTGTAACAGGTGGTGCAATGGGTGATTTAAGTGGGTATACTTTAACTTTAACAGGTCAAGAAAAAGCACCTGCTAACTTTATCGGTGATACTTTAACGGCTGCAGGATTTACAGTAGTTTCAGGTTCTTAATTTTTCATAGTTTTGAATTTAAAAAGGAGCATCTTAATTGATTGCTCCTTTTTTATTTTAACAAAAATGTTAAATTGTTGTTTTTAAATAAATAAGTAATATGATTATTTTAAGACAACAAGCAACCGCACAAATATTAAACGCTATTATCTATGGTAGTGATGCGGATACTATTGTTTTGCGTGATGAAGAAACGAATATTGAGACTGAAATTGAAGCAGTTTTTTCAATTGATAAATATTTTGTTACTACTTCTGTTATTTTTCCAATTAAAGAAAGTAAATATTATACTTTAACTATTAAAGATTCAACAAGGAATGATAATGTAGTTTATAGAGATAAAATATTTTGTACTAATCAAAATTTACAAACGTATAGTATAAACAAAGATGCTTACGCTGAACACGTGACAACAAACGAATATAAAATATTTGAATAATTATGTATGTATTAAATTTAAGTGCTTATACAAGTCCGCAAATTAACGAAAGTAAAAAAGGTGAATATGTGGAATATGGAGCAGACAATAACTACTTTCAATTTTTAATTGATAGGTATTTGTATAGCACAACAAATAATGCTATTATTACGGGTTGTAGTAATATGATTTACGGAAAAGGTGTATCAGCATTAGACGCTAATAAAAAGCCTGATGAGTACGCTAAAATGATTTCTATCATAAAGCCAAACGCATTAAAGAAAGTTGCTTTAGAACGTAAACTTTTAGGAATGGCTGCTATGCAAGTTGTTTACGAAAAGGGCGAGGTTAAATTTATAGAGCATTTTCCTATGCATACTTTAAGAGCTGAAAAATGCAATGCTAAAGGCGAAATTGAGGCTTGGTATTATCACCCAGATTGGCAGAATAAAAAACCGAGTGATGAGGTTAAACGTATTCCCGCTTTTGGTTTTGGTAATAAAAAAGATGTTGAGCTTTATGTTGTAAGACCATACGTAAGTGGTTACCATTATTATACACCGATTGATTATAGCGGTGCGTTACCTTATGCAAAGTTAGAAGAAGAAATTTCAGACTATTTGATTAACGATGTAATGAATGGTTTTTCAGGTACTAAAGTAGTTAACTTTAATAATGGTGTACCGCCTGAAGAAAAGAGAGAAGAAATAGTCGCCAATGCTAATAGAAAATTAACAGGGTCAAAAGGTCAAAAAGTAATTTACGGGTTTTCAAATAGCAAAGAAACAGCAACCGAGGTTATTGATATTCCTTTAAACGATGCGCCTGCACATTATGAATATTTAGCAAAAGAATGTTTTGAAAAATTAGTTGTAGGACATAGAGTTACTTCACCGATGCTTTTAGGAGTTCGTGATTCAGGCGGTGGATTTTCAAACAATGCAGACGAAATAAAAACTGCTACTTTACTTTATGATAATTTAGTAATCAAACCTTATCAGATTGAAATCATTGAAGCGTTAGATACTATTTTAGCGGTTAATAATATCAAATTGAAATTATACTTTAAAACTATTCAGCCTTTAGAATTTACCGATTTAGAAAACGCACAAACTTCGGAACAAGTTGCCGAAGAAACGGGAACGCAATTATCGGCTCATACTTGCCCAAGTTTAGCAGATGCTTTAATTGACAAAGGCGAAGTTTTAAGCGAAGATTGGCATTTAATTGATGAAATGGAAGTTGATTATGATTCTGAAAATGAATTGGATTTAGAAATTCAAACTTTAAATAATAAAAATAAAAAAGAATTAAGTTTATTATCTAAAATAATAAATTTAGTTAGTACAGGTACTGCAAGACCAAGAACAAAAAGTGAACAAGATGAAAATATTGATGGTGTTCAATTTATAACTCGTTATGTTTATAGTGGAGATACAAAAGGCGAAAGGGATTTTTGTAATAAAATGTTAAGTGCTGAAAAAGTATATAGAAAAGAAGATATTTTAGCAATGGATGACTTAGCGGTTAACGCTGGGTTTGGTAAAAATGGTGCTGATACTTATTCTATATGGTTATACAAGGGCGGAGCAAGATGCAATCATAAATGGCTTCGTAGAACTTATGCAAGTTTTGATACTAAAATAGACCCTACAAACCCAAACGCAAAACCTTTATCTATTGCAAAAGCTGAAAAGTATGGTTATCGTTTAAGAAATCCAAAAGAGGTTGCAATGAAACCTAAAGATATGCCTTACAAAGGTTATACTAAAGAGTATTGGGAAAAAAGAGGATTTAAAAACTAATTAAACTATGGCTTACGCATTACTTATATCAACCGAAGATGTAAAGAAATTTACAATAGCAAACGGCAATCTTGATGCTGACGATTTCATCGAATACATCAAAATTAGTCAAGACATTACAATTCAAAATTATTTGGGAACTCAATTATACAAAAAGTTACAAGATTTAATTTTAAACGACGAAATAAATAATGAGGAATTTGAAGATTATAGAAGTCTTTTAATTACTTACATTAAACCTATGCTGGTACATTGGGCAATGGTTTACTATTTACCTTTCGCAGCTTATACTTTAAGTAATAAAGGTTTATTTAAACATAGTTCTGAAAGTGCTACAAACGTAGATAAAGCAGAAGTAGATTATTTAGTTGAAAAAGAAAGGGATATTGCAGAAAGCTATACGCAAAGGTTTATTGATTTTATGTGTTTTAATCAATCTACTTATCCTGAATACAATAGTAATTCAAATGAAGATGTAAATCCTGATACAAACAATTTTTATAATGGTTGGCAAATATAATAAACCGAAAATAGAGAATTTTAAAAAGTTAAATTTATATTTGGCTAAAGTTGAACAATTAAAAAAAGTACAAAATGAGCGATTGGGGACAAGGAGCGAAAAATAATAATATAGGTTGGGGACAAGGTGCTGTTAACAATGATATTAGTTGGGGTGCTGTTCATGCTGATAGTTGGGCAGGTGATACTGATATTGTAGGAGAAAATGCAATAATACCTGTAAACACTATTGAACCTGTTGTAAGTGGTACTAATACTGTTGGGAGTTTATTAACAACTACTAACGGGACTTGGAGTGGAAGTTTACCTATTACTTATACCTATCAATGGTTGCGTAATGGTTTAAATATTAGCGGTGCAACTTCATCTACTTATACTTTAGTAACTGCCGATAGTTCAAATGTAGTATCTTGCAAAGTAACCGCAACTAATTCAGTAGGTAGTGCAAATGCAACTTCGAATAGTTTAACGATTTACGAAGCGGAATACAAAGCTATTTTAGATTACGCAACTACTAATAATTATGATTTGCCAAGTGAACCACAAAGATTGAAACAAAACACTTTGTTAATTGCTTTAAAAGACGCAGGAGTTTGGAGTAAATTAGATACATTTGCAAACTTTGCTACTGATGGAAGTAATCAATTTGCTTTAATTGATTGGAAAAGATTAGTGCAATATAACGCTTCTACAGGTCCAATCTTTACAACAAACGAGGGATTTACGGGTAATGGAACGAGTAGTTATATAGATACGAATTTTAATCCTGCAAGTGGTACAAATAATTATACTTTAAATAATGCAAGTCGTTATTTATATATGTATATGGCAAGTGGTACAAGTTCTTTAGATGGTGTAATAACCGCAGGTTTTAATAATATGACACGTAATTCAACTGCAAATCAAAGAATAAATAGTACTTTAGGTTTAACAGGAGGTAATTTTGATTTTACTGCAACTCGTGGAATGAAGTCGATACATCGTACAAGTAGTTTAAATGTAACATTGTTTAATGATAATACTGCAAGTACGCCACAAAGAACATCATTATCTACATCTATACGTTCAGAAAATCAATTTATATTGAAGTCAGGTGCTTTACACGGAGCACACGAAGTATCTATGTATGCAATGGGTGCTAATTTAGTTTCTGAAAACGCTGCTTTTGTAGCTGCTTATAATAATTATATAACATCACTATGATAGTACTACACCCAAATACGGAGCAATATAACGCATTAAATGGCTATTTTAATAACTGCTATAAACTTGAATTCGCTAAAGATGGTTCAGGTAGATGGATTGCAGGTCTTGAAGTTTTAGAATGTAAAGAGTTTGAAGCAATACATGACGAATTAAACGCATTAGAAAGAATTGAATACACACCAACAAATGAGTAGAAAAGAACAAATAGACTTATTCCTTTCAAAGTGGGTGAGTAGAAAATTATCAGTTTTTGTAGTAGCGTCTGCTGGGTTATTCGGAGGAGTTATTACTTCAACTGATTGGGTAATTATTGCAACATCTTACATAGCAATAGAAGGAGCAACAAATATTGTAGAACGTTTAATGAAATCTTTC